GTAATCTTCAAAACGTAGTCTAGTTTCAGACTCAGCTTTTAAATACCATAAGAATCCAGAAGCTCCATCTTCAGTAGCAACTTCAACCCAACCGATTTGTGCCATATCAGATCCAGTAACAACGTACTGATCTCTAATGATGATTGGTGAGTTAGAAAATTGTGTGAAAGAAGGATCAACAGATACTCTAGCAGCAGAGTTTCCTACTCCTGCTCCAATAGTTGTTCCTTTTGTGTAATCAGAACCATATACAAACATTTTAATTGTTGCAGAAGCAGCAGTTATCCCTTGGTTAGCAAAAGATGCGTTAGCAAACGGTTGTACCGTTACGTTACCAGCAGCTCTTGCTAAAACGATACCTTTTCCTTCAGCTCCTGTTGCAGGATCTAAAAGTACAACTGTATCATTTATAGATATAACATTAACTATACCAGCACCAACAGGTATTGTTACAACTGACTGATTGTTACCACCAGCAGCAGCTCCAACACTACAGTTATCGTAAGATATATGTAATCTGTTTTGTTCAGACCAAATTACTTGATCAGATGTCATTGGCATTTCAGCGCCAACCATTCTTAAGAAACCAGATAACGTTCTGTTTCCATAACGCTCTACTTCTTGTTCATAAATTTCTGGTAAATATTGTTGCGCGAAGTTTCCGCCAGCCGCACCATCAAATACTAAGTAGTTTGAAGGACTTGGAGTTTGGATAGGACTTGGAACAATAGCACCAAATTGTGGATTTAAACTCATAATTGTTTAATTTTTAATTGTTAAATTTTCTTGTTTTGATTTTCAATTTTGAAGAATCAGCACCAGAAATAGCTTTAACCTTATAGCCGTTTACAAAAACTTCACCTTGTTGGGTTCTAGCTTTTATCGGTGATAGGTTTTTAGACTTATTCACCACGTCTTTAACTGCGTCGGCTTTTCCTTGCTCATAAAAATGAGTTGCGATTCTATCGACATTATCAGCAGCGTATATAGCTTTGTGATAACCTTTTGTATCAGTAACATTACCTTCTGCGTCCAGGAACTTCCCGACTAGGTTATTAATGTTTGATTGGTTTTCTGCAACTTTATCTACATCTTTAATATTATACTTAAATCTTTTATCTCCAACATTGATATCGAAACCTTCGAATTCGTTATTAAATAATTCTTTAGTATTTTTTTGAAATACATCGTGTTGTTGCTCAGCTTGTTCTTGCTGTTTGTTGTAGCGATTAAAAAAGTCCATAGCTTTTTGTTGGTCCTGAGTTACGCCGGGTCTCAACTTGATTTCGTCGTAATATTTATTCTTCGTTTCCTCTAAAAAGTTTTTTGCTTTTGCAATCTCTTCTTTTTTAGCGAGTTTTTTCTTTTTGACGTCACGCTCTTCGTCAAGATCTGTATCATATTGGAAGCTATCTTCCATTATAAAATCTATTTCCTCTGAATTTAAATGAGGTTTTGATTTTTTGTAATATTCTTTTAATAAAGTATCTTCATCAACATTAGTATAATCAGCATTTAATCTAGTGTAATCTTCTATAGTTCCACCAGTTTCTTCCATAAAAGATACTAGCTTTTCAATATTTTCAGGCAATTGTTTACCTAAAACTTTTTCATCTCTTATTGCTTCTTTTACTTCTGCTTCTACTTTTTTAACTTCTTCTTCAGTTACTTCTTTGATTGGAGAAAACCCTTCAGCAGTCTCGTTGGACTTTTGTATAGATTCTCCCACCTCTGCGCTATCTCCGGATGGTTTTTCCACAGATACCTCCTTTGTTTCTCCGATTTGAATGGCATCTTCTTTTTGTTTTAAAGCTTCTTTAGGTACTGTAACTTTAATAACATCATCTGGTATTTCTACCAAAGGTTCTTTTAAACTTACTTTTACAATTTCTTGTTCTTTGTTTCCTAGTTGCTTAGGTTTTTTAGACTTTATTTTAAAGTCACCTTCCTGTTTAACAGGTTCATTTGTTTTTACTTCTGACATAATATAATATAATTAAATAATTAATAATAACCTACATTTGCTGCGGTTGCGGCATGTTTGGTTGTTGTTGTTCAAAGTCTATAGCTGGTAGATCTTGTTTTCTTTGTTCTATCATTTGACTTTGTTGCGTACCTTCCATTTTAATACGCTTGTCTTTTCTGTTTTCTATTTCTTGTTCTTTTTGACCAGCGGCTTGCATGTCCATTTGTTTTAACTGCATATCAAACTGAAACTGTGCTTGCATTTTTTGTTGCTCTAATTGAGCAGCTAACTCCATGCGTTGTATTTCCATTTGATTAGTAGCTTGTTCAAACTGTACTTTAGAACCTGATATAGCTTCTTGTTTTTGTACTTCAGACATTGCTATTTTTTCAGCCGCATCAGCTTGAGCTTGAGCTTGTGCTTCTGCTTGTTCAAGAGCATTTTCTTGATCTTGTTTACCTTTAGCTTTACGTTTTATTTTAAGCATTTGATTAGCTAACTTAAGATTTTTAATTTGTCTTAAATCTATAGCATCTTCTAAATCAATACCACCTTGTTGTAAAGCAACTTGTATGTTTTGTTCCAATTGAGCTTGTTCTTCTTCATCAGGCTCTAGTTCTAAGAATATACCAAAGTCATGTAAGTTTAAATTACTTATTTCTGTTAAAGTATTTACATTGTAGTTTGATATACCATTTACTAGTGATTCTGCTGTAAGTGGAAATTCTAAAGCATCAGCTATTTTTAAAGCTATATTCTCTGCTGTTCTTAACGTTATATATAAACTAGCTTGCTTAATATGTCTTGTAGCAACGTTAGAAGCATTAGCAGCTAATTTTTGTAAACCAACTAACGTTTGTTTGTCTGGCGTACTACCATCACGAGCTTCATTAAGCCCGGTTACATCACGTATCATTTGTAAATAATACTGATAAGTTTGTATTAAACTTTGTATTTTACCTTGACCAGAACTAGAACTTAATTCTTGGATAGGTATTTTACCTGGATTCATATCGCCATCTTGCGTAAGTGATCTACCAACAATACTACCAGTTTGGAAATACATATTAAGTGCTTCTGCTGGATTATAGTTTGTACCGTTACCTAAATCAACCTCTGCTAAACCATCCATATCTAAATAAACACCATCTGGTACCATTTTAGACATAACTTGCTGTAGCTTTAAATGTGTTAGCTGAATCATATCAGCAAAACCTATACATTTGCTAACTAAAGATTCTATTCTACCTTTGTACATACGAGGTGAACATATAGAATAATTCATTTCAACTTTAGTCGTATCAGCTAATGGTCTAGACATGTTTTCAGCTAGTTCCCATTTTAACATTGTATCAGTACCTAAAACTTTAGCGCCGCTATATAAAACCTCTATAGATCTTGATACTCTTTCAAAGTTATCACTTTCAGGCGGATTAAACGTGTCAGGTTTTTCTAAAGCTTTCATTAAGCCTTGATCTGTTTGTTTTATTTTAAATACTTGATTAGTATAAGTCTTGTAATCAAAGTATAATATTTGCACGGTGTTTTCATCATAATCACCCCAACCAGTTAAATACTGTCTATTACCTGGCATTTTTTGTATACGTTCTAGTTCTTCTTTACTAATACCTGGAAACTCTTTTTTAAGTTCAGCTATTGTAATAGATTTAAGCTCACCTACATAATATATATCTTCAAAGTTTGGATCCTCTGTATAAGAATAAACCATATAAGCAGGATCAACATAGTCAACTGTAATTCCTTCTGCTGTATTGAAATTAGTTTTAGCTGCAGCAATACCACAAACTGTTAAGTCCATGTTTAATCTACGTCTTGTTAAATCAAATTTATTTTGAGCAAACACAGATGATATAGCTTCTTCTTCTGCTATTTCAATTGACTGCTTATAACTAAGCTGCATGTGTAACTCTAACTCTTCAGGTGTTTCAGGTAAATTACTAGGGTTAGTACTTTGATATAAGTTTATACCTAAAGTATCTTCTAGTCCTTTTAAGTAATCTTTAGCTATCATATCTTCCTGTATTTTAGAAGCATATTTAGTTCTAGCTTTTACTGATTCTGGATCTTGAGCATAAGCCTTTATGTCATATGTTTTAGATGATATACCATTAACAACAATATCAACAAATTTAGATAATATAGGTACTGGTTGCCAGTCTAAATTAAGATAAGACAAATCACCATTAATAGACAATTCATCTTTATATTTTTGTACACTTTGTTCACCACGAGCATATAATCTTAATTGGTGAAATTGATTCCAATTAGTTAAATACCTATTACCTGTAGTTCTTCCTGAACGAAACCACTCATATTCAATAGCCATTGCAACCTGACTTCCGTATTCAATGCTTGCTTTTTCAGCATCACTCACTACTTGACTAGGGAAAGCACTATTGGTATTAGTATATATATTCATTAATTTATAATTTTTGATAAAGTTCCTTTGTTGTTGTATCTTTTTATACCTAGATCAACTGGTTTTAATTTAATTTTATTGTTTGGAGCATATCTATGCTTGTTACAAGCCATTAACGCAAGTCCAGAACTAATAGAGGCATCATGTGATGTTCTATTATTTATATTAAACCTAGACCAATCTTCTAGAGTTCTTTGAAAATACATATCTCCATATCCTGTTTCTTTTAAACCAACAAATGTTTCTACATATGTTTCTATGGCAGACGCGTGAGCTTGTTTTATATCTTCACTTGAATTAGGTATACCACCTATTTCTCTTTCTGTTACTGATAATTTGTTTCTTTTTTTATCTGGTCTGTTCATTGCAAAACCTCTATAACCTCTACGTTTGAAATAATATAATAATCTAGGTTTATTGTTTTCTGCTAATATTGGCATACCATAAAATACGCAAGCCATAAGTACATCTTCAAAAAATATTTCAGCTGTTTGTGGACGAGCGATATATTCTAAGAAAAAATGATTTGGCGGCACTTCTTCCATGCTAAACTTAGTTAAACCATGTAAAGAGCCGTTAGACCCTCTCTTATCTACTGTACCTGATATATCATATGGATCACATCCAAAAGCACCACAATGTTCGTTACCTGGGTAATTAATACCATTTTTAATGAACCTTTTGTTTTGTAAATGAACTGGAGGAACCCAAGTTATATAAAATCTACCTTGTTTGCTAGGTGCAAATATAACTCTTGTATCTTTTTCACTATTTTCCCACTGAAAATTACCTTGAGTAATAGATACTGAGTTTTTTAAATCTTCATTAAAATCTATTTGTTGATATATCTTAGTTAGATTAAATAAAGACATTTTAGACTCATCTCTAAACGCGTGTTTTGTTGTGCGTGGAAACTGTCTATAAAATTCATTTAAACCATCTTGATCATCTTTAAGACCTTCTACCTCGTTATCCCAGTATTCAATAACCCCAAGTTTGATTGGCGTTCCATGAGGTCCAAACAATGGTTTTTGTGGTGTTTCGAAGACAGGCATGCCATAAGAATCAATGTATCCCTCGTAATTCCATTCCATAGGAATGAACAAAGAATATAGTCCTGAACGAGTTTGTCCATTTGCATTTCTTTTTGTAACGTCTGAGTCATCATATAATTTTTTAAAATTTCTACCACCTTTGTCTAAAGCATTTGACGTTGATCCCATCATGCATTTACCTATAATTCTAGAACCTAGTCTTAATGTTGTTTTAGTAACACGCCAATTGTTTTCTATATTATTAGGTCTTTCCCATTTACCTGATTCATCATGTACTAATAATTTTAATTTTTCACCATCATAAGCGTTGTCTCCGGTATTTTTCCAATCAATAGTTGTATCAAGTCCTGTAAGATCTTCTTGTTTGTCTGTAGAAACTATAGATCTTCTTGTAAACTTAGACGCTGGCACACGATACGCTAACTCTGTTTTAGGTCGATCCATACCGTCTTGTATTGGCTTAAAAAAGAAAGGATAGTTAACTGATATTGGCACTACCTTATCTGTGAACATTTTTTTAGCATCAGCACCTGATTTAGATAATATACCAAAACGAGCATCACTAGATATTGTAGCCATATTAACAGTTTCGCCAGAAGCCATAAAAGAAAAACCAGATCGTCTATTTTTTAAATAACACATACCGTAGCTTCTGTAATCTGCTCTACAAGCTTCCCAAAATATAAAAAACAATCTATTTGATTCTCTAAAGTCTGGTTGACCAACGTCAATTTTTGACCACTGCAAATACATATAATGAGTACCTGTTAAATATGTAGGTATATCTTTATTTATATACCAAAAACCTTCTTCACGTCTTTTAAATTCAGTATCAATATAATCGTACCATGTCTCTTTAAAATCCTCAGGGTATTCTCTCCAGTCAAATACTGTTTTTATTCTACTTAATATCTTAGGATAATCAAATCTAGTCCATTTGTTTTCTTCAAACTTATGAACATTGTTTTGTTTAGGTAAAGCTATTTTAAGATTTTGTATTTCATAAATCTCTCCAATTTGTCCGGTCTTAGATATAACAACCATATCATGATCTTCGTTATATCCATACTCCCATTTGTTATACCTGTTCATTCTGTTAAGAACTTTAGGTTTAACGTGGTCAGATAATACTTTATATAGTGTTTGCTTATACATTATTTAGATCTCCCTTCAGCAAAACCACGAAACGTAGTTTCTTTTTTAATTTCTTTAGGTTTTTCATCTAACATATTTTGTTCTTCTATAATACGATTGTGTATTTCAAAAGCATCAAATATAGCTAGTTTTTTTGTAGCAGCAGCATTTTTAAGCCTGTCCGCTGATATATCATCGCTTGAATCTATAATAGCTTCTTTAGCAACTTTAATAAGTTCCTCAACTGCTATGTGCCCAGCTTGGATTATATTCTTCTTCGTTTCCTTGGTGTTCATATTTTATAACAATATCATTTGATTTCATACAATATAATCGTTCATTTTCAACTAAAAATTCCCATTCACCGTTAGGCGTGTAACCTACTAAGTCTCCCTGGTTAATTTTAAGCGCTTCTAATGAACTATTGCTATATTTTAATATACCAATAAGCTTTTGTTCTTTGTCTAGCGTTAAACTATCATTGTTTTTTATAGGTTTTATAAAACACCTATCACCAAAACTATGCCAACCTTTTTTGTTTTTATATAAATAAACTTGGTCAATAGCACAAAAATAAAGATCGTCTTTAAAGTAAGATCTACTTTTCTTTTTTTGACCTTTCATATCGTAAAAAGTTCTAAACACATTTTGATGTATAACAACTATATCTCCTTTTTTAATTTTAGTATTAAATGCTAAAGGAGTTTCTACAACTATAGCTAATCTATTTACAAACTTCCAGTTTTCTATTTTTGTATTAACAACAATGTCTACACCAGATATTTTAACTGTGTTACTATACTTATCACCTAATGGTTGTATAATAAAATCGTATATGCTTTTCATTAATAGTTAAGATCATACTCAACGGATATAGCCATGTTAGAGTTAAACTTTTTCCATGGCAATACCTCGTTGTTTTTCTTTATATGTATGTTATAAGAGTTATCAGAGTCTTCAAATAAAATATGAGAAATTTCATGACCTCCATAAACCTCTTGGCCTACAGAGTAATGCATTGCGTCATTTTTATAATCAGATCCAATACTAATCTTTCTTATATTATTTTGCATCTTCTTTTTCAATGTCTGTGTAAGTACCGTCTTTAAGATCAATATTTACTTGGCCATATTCCTCTTCTAATTCTTTTTTTGTTTCTTCAATAACTTTAGAAAGATCATTTATTTTTTGATGTATGTTTACTTTTTGTACATCTAAAACACCTAGTGATCTAAGCATTTCGCTTAATTCTACCTGTTGTTTGTTGACAGTTTCTAACTGCTCTTTGCTGATCATTTTTTTTGCTTCTTCCATAATTTAATTTAATTTAATTTATTAATATTCACTTATTTATATAGTCACCTATATATTACTTATTTACATATAATAACATCTGCTTCAGTTACACCTGTTCCTAATGATGTTATAAAGTCTACAGCGACTGGTAAAAATGATCCAGCTTGTACACTTTCAAAAGTTATTGCTTGAGCGGCAACAGGAACGCCATCGTTTACGGCTGTTATTACCGCTGTTGCTCCTCCAGCACCACCACCTGCTTCAACTACAGTAATAATATCACCAGGATTATAACCAGATCCAGCGGCTACAATAGTTAAAGATTGTATAACTCCAGCGTTTTGTGTTATAGCTACAGTTAAACCTTGAGCCATGTTGTTAGAACATGTTGTTGCAGCTGTTACATCACTATAAGCAGCGCCTCCTGATGTCAAATTTAATGTACTAACAGAAGCTAAACTTGTACCTGCTACAATAACATCTATGTTACCTGTAACACCCATATATAATACAGAGCTATTTAAATTGTTACCTAAAACACCTGTTTGGTTTTCAAAAATCCAAGCTGGTTTACCAT